CAGCATACATATTATGTAATGCCTTTGGCGTTAACTTCTTAAAGAGTTTCTCATCACCATCTAACATTGCATTTCTTACTTGAGTTGCTGAAATATTCTTACCTGTTCTAGGGATTTCAAATAAACCAAAATCATCTCTAACTCCTAAGTCATCTCTATATTCTTGCTTATCTACTTGATAACCATAAGTCTTCATTCTATCACTTCCTGTTCCCCATAATACTGGTTCGTATTTTGGTCTCATTGCATTAAACATAGTGTCAATACCTCCAGTTGGAATTACGAAAACTTCTTCAATTGGATATTTAGATTTTAAAGAGTTAATCATTGCTACTTGAGTTGCCTCATCATAAGGTCTTTTAAATGCATCCTCTTTTTTCTTGTTCTTAGCTTTTACTAATAAGATTACTACCGGGTGTCCATTTTGCTTATGAATAGTTTCGACTACTTTAGCATGGCCTAGTGTAAATGGTTGGAATCTACCAACAAACATATTAACTAATTTCTTACCTTGTTCTGGGTAATCTACTTTTAACGCTTCAGTAATTGGACTTACTTGAGTGCTAATTTTCTTATTAAGTAAATATTGATTAAAATTCATGACATCATTTTCGTTAGCTTCTGCCATGATTAAAGAGTCTATCTTTTCTATAATTGAATTAATGTTATTCATTAGATCTGCATTAATAAGATCTGTCTCTTTATTTCTTTTCTTTCTAAAACTACCTAATGTTATTTTAAATAATTCGGAAAGTATTTTATCTTGTACTAGAGTTAGTGTTTTTTCGTTCTGTAAAAACTTATGATTTAATTCAAACATAGGTGATTCTGAAAAATCTGCAGAATCAAATTTAGCACCAATATATTTAGTTGCGTTCTTTTCAATATAGTTATTAAAAACTTCTGACATTAATTCTAAATATCTTTTGTCAGTTTCCTCTTCTGTTAATTTAATATCTTCAAATTCAAATTGAGTTAAGTGTTCTACAATATCTAATATTGTAATTTGATACATGTCAGATGGTTTTCTATCTTCGCTTGGTTTTTTATTAAACTTCTCTAGTTTAAATGATTGTAAAGATTTGCCATCATGAAAATTAACTATAAATCCTGCAACATCCTTTGAAAGATTATTCATTAAAGTAGATTGCTTCATGTTCTCATTAAATATACTAAATACAGCTCTTGTAAATGAAGGCTTATCTTTATCTTCAAACGTCTGTTCAAATTCATTGATTGACATTGATAACATTCTTTTAAGCGCATCTTTTTGGCCTGAATGTAATTGACCTTCAAATATTACTGGAGGTGGACCAACTTCTAATATGCCTGCCCACTTCATAAGTACTTTACTATCTCTAATTACCTTTCTAACCTTATTAGGATTAGAAGGCTGCATTACTTGTATATGTGTTAAGATTAAATTGGATTTAGGTAATATGTCATATTCTATATCCATTGTTTTACTATCACCAACATATTCAAATCCAAATTTCCAATCAAATGGCATATCATCAACAGAGTCTTTTGATACAGATTTAAAGTGTCTAATTGCATTTTCATAATATCTAACAATAGTACGATCTACTACATTCATAGGATCTTTAGATCCTGATTTATAGTATAAAAAACCATTACCATTTCTTTGAACATGAAATGATGAACCATTAATTTTTTCAGTTACAATACATTTGTTACTTAATAATGTATCAATGTCTGAAATATTAGCTCCTTCAAAATATGTTTTTAAATTATGTAGTGCCATTATCTTCCGTATTTTATGATACCCATTAGCTGGTTGATCGCAGCAAAAGTACCTGTTAGTTTAAAGGTTTTTCCTTTAAATTTAAAGACCACTCCTTCTGTTGGGATGATAGACTCAATACCACCAATTCCCTCTAGTCTTTTTAGTTCTTTTTCAACCTTTTCAATTTGAGTAAGGTCGCCATTCTTTTTAATCTTGCCAGCTTCAGTTCTAATCTGATTATGTAATCTTGCTTTCTCAGCATCTGGATTAGCAGCTACAAAATTAGAAGCGTTCTTTAAAACATCTGCACCTAACTCTAAAAATAGATTCTCAAAAGGTAAAATGTTTTCTTTATACTTCTTATTTCTTTGACCATCAAAATCTTTAACAGCCTTATTTTGTTCCGGTGTTAATTCCTTCTTTAATGCAGTTAACTTAAGTGTCTTCTTATCTAAGTAAGCCCATCTTAAAAGTAAACCCTCTTTATGTGCAGGGTCTAGGTCTGCAAAATTCTCTTCGATTTGGCTTCTCCACCACATCTCGTGATACATTTTAACCTCATCTTGATCTGATAGACTATAAGTATCTCTCAGTTTATTTATTGCCTTTTCGTAATAGCCGACTCTCTCATCAAAGTTAATGTCTTTTCCTAACTTTAAAATTTGAGGGGGAATTATTGTAAACGTCTTTTGAACATCTGACTTTAATTCTTTAAGAGCTTTAACTAAATCACCAGCAACATTTTGCTTTCCAGTTTGATTACCTTCACCATCAGTCTCTACAATACCATGAAATTGTATAACATCTCTGTCATAATAGATAACATTAGGATTTTTAGAGTAAATTAGTTCCATATTAACGAAATTCAATCCGTTGGCGAACATTGATTGATCCTTAAGCGCTGGGAGCGCCTCTGCTAGATCTTTAGCAGCAAAGATATATGTTTCTTCAACCAGCTTTGACGCGTGGCCAGTAAACATCTTAATGATACCATTTAGGTCTAGTGGATTTATCATTTGCCCTTTATTTCTGGCAAACATTGCTTGACCATCTTTTACAGTTGCAAATAGGTTTTGACCATCAGTCTTTTCAGTTGCAGCCTCTTCGAAATCTAACCCACCTTGTAATGAAGATTTAACAATAATCTTGAAATCTGCAAAAGTTAATGAGTGGTCATCGAAAGGGTGCATCATGTGTCCTGCTGCTCCACCTTCAAATATGAAATCCTCCAAGCTGTTCACCTGGAGTTTCTCGTTTAAAAATTCTGTAAAATTAGTGTATATCTTCATAAGAAGTCTTAGGCTTTTTCAGTTTCTTCAACTTCTTCTTTTATTACTGGGAAGTTCTTTCCGTTAAATTCAAATTCTTCAGCATCTTCTTCAATTGCTTTTGCTCTTGCTGCTAAAAATGCATTACCTTCATTCATTACAGACTCATTAGCCCATATTAATTCAAATGCATCTACAATTTTTTGAGCAGTATCACTATGTCCGAATCCGTCTAAGAATAAAGCCATACCTTCAACAATACCGATACCTGACCATCCTGCAGCGTTTGCCATGAATGCTCCTTTATCATCTAATAAATTAATGATTGTCTTTTTACCAACTGGAACTGACATACCACCAAGGCTATCAAGTTCTACCATTACGGTTGTGATCTTACCTTTGATTGCTTTACTTACTGGATCTCTATAAGAGTGGAAGTTAGCATCTGTTAAAGCCTCTGCCATCATATATTTACATACTCCTAAAATAACGCCAGGTGCTGCTAACGCAGGGTGCTCCATAAAGAATTTCTCTATTGATTTATTTACTTTCTTAGCATCTCTTGCATTACCTTTACTTGGTTTGAATGCTTCATTAACTGCAGATTCGCTAACAGTAAGCGACTCGAATGCTGGTAAAAGTCCAGTTTCAGCGTAAACATCTGCCATATACCAGCTGCCATCTCTTTGGTCAAATAAATAGACAAATTCAGCACCCCCTTTCTCAGACGCATCTCTTAAAAAATCATTTATTTTTTTAGCATCACCATCTAGTGTGGTTTTATCTCCGTAAAAGTTAATCTTACTTGGGTCAGCTTCTAAACCAGAAGCCCCACCTTTCTTTAATAAAGCGCTAACGCCAGATCCATCTTTGTAACCCTTTTTAATAGTAGGTAGCATGTGGTCTGGATAACCGTCGTAATGCATGTATACTGCAGAAATCTTACCTCTTTTATTGATAATACCTATTTGAGAACGTGTGCCTTCTTCAATAATTGCTATTGCTTCTGAAATTTCTGAAGCACCTAGCTTTTCATAGAATTTAGTTTTATCCTCTTCTTTAAGCTCTTTAACAGAAGTTACTCCGAATTCGCTTAATAAAGATTTAAATTGATTTGCAGCAGTGTCTCTTGCGATTGATTGTTCCTCTTCTACTTTTGCTGCTTTTACAGCTAAATTAGACTTAGCAAAGTCTTGAAAGGATTGTAGTTTGTGTGAACTCATTTTTATTAAGTTTATTTTATACTTTCTTGTACTATAGTATTATATATCTCCATCAAATTGCACATTTTTTACCTCAAACGGAAACTTCTGTTCCTTATAGATCTTTTGGCGTGCTTTTGAGTGTCGAATTAAATAATTATCCCAATCAGGGGAGGATAAGTCATCTACAAAATCAATAATGTTTACCTCTGATTTAGTATGGTGTTTTCTTAAACCTCTACCAATTGATTGTCTAATTATGACTTCCGATTTAAACGATTCTGTAAAGAATATGTTGTGGATTTTATTAATCGAAATACCGGTCGAGAAGGTACCATAAGAGGCAACAATAACCACTTGAGCGCCTGCTTCCATCTTTTTCTTGTATTCTTCTCTAATGTCTTTGTCGGTATTTCCATCCACGTAGTATATTGGTTTATCACTATCTTGGCGTAGCTTTTCATATATTCTTTTACCGTGTTCAATCCTGTGGAAAAGAACAAGACTATTGCCCCGTACTCTGGAAATAATGTTTGTAATGAAAGCAAGACGCCCTGTTGAATTAATAACATAATTGCTTTCAAATTTGTATACATCTTTGCTCTCATATCTATTTTGGGACATCTCGTAAAAAGCGTTCTTAGTACTTTGTGGAGCATAATCCATTTTTATTACCTTTACATTACAACCAGCAATATGGCCTTCATCTTGTAATAGTGCTGCTGTAATTTCTGTAATCACCGGTCCGGTGTGAGCCATTAAGGTTAGTCGATCTAAAGTCTTTGCCTTTGGAATTGTACCTGAAAGACCAAACCTATAGTTGGCTGCTGTACATTTCTGTAGGATAGTTTTAATAGAAGTTGATTTAGCCTTATGTGTCTCATCAATAATTACTGCATCAAACTGCTCAAAGTATTCTTTATCCTTTTTAACTAGTGATTGATACGTACCTATTACTACGTTTCTACCTGCTCTAATCTTTTGTCCAGAATATATTTGTTGTATTTTGATATTAGTTCCGTTTCTCCAGTTATAGTCCATAAAGTCCTCAGAGGCTTGTACAACTAACGAAACATTTGGTACAATGAATAGTATTCTACCTGCTTTGCCTTTATCTAATATATACGCAACTGCCATATACGAGATAAGAGTTTTACCAGCTGAAGTTGCTAACTCACTTAAACATCTTCTAAATTTTAAGATATTATATGCGGCTTCAATTTGATAGTCTCTTGGTGTAATTTCATGGCCTTCAAAATATTCATTTGCCCATTGTGTAAATTCATCTTGCTTTACACTCGGATCGAATAGTGAAGTAACACCATTCATTTTTAAATCATACTTATATGTTTTAGCCATATCCACCACTTCTTTCCAAAGTCCAGATGGAATCCACTTATCATCTTTTATATAAGAGATATAGCCATCCCATAGACCCTTCTTTACTAAAGGGTGAAATCGCCAATTATCAATTCTACGATTAAATGTAATATTTAATTGTTCTAGCTCTAAATCGCTAGCTTCATCAACACGTAGAAACTGTTTATTTTCTGTTAAACTTAGTTCCATTTATTATAGTCCGTTCAAAGACAGTCTGTTTCTAATTGCAAAGCCCATGTTATCTAAAGTCTTAACTGAACTTGCAAAGAATTCTAATTGGTTTTCAAGATGAGATAGTATCATATTGTCATCCGCTAGGTCTCCTTCTAAAAACTTTTCTTTTTGTTTTTCACCTAACTTATAGTCATATTCATAGTATCTAATATAGGCTTCCCTATATCTTAAACTAATTCCTGTCTTCTGTTCTTTTATTTTTACGTTTAAGTATGCAATCTGATCTACACAGGTCTGTCTTGATGATAACACTTCTGCTATCACTTGTTCCATACCGTCTACTTTTTTAAGTCCTCTTGCGAGTCCTCTTATTGTGTCAGACCATTGGTTTCTTTGTGCAGATAACTTTTGATCTAACGCTTGAATCTTTTCTTTGCTCATATTAGTTATATTAGAACAGAGACTTTTTGTTTGGATTTGGCTTAATAAATTTAGCAGCTTTTTGAGCTTTTTTAAATTTAGGCTTCTCCACAACAAAGTTATTACTCTGTACGTTAAACTCTTCTACGTCAAAATCAATAATTAACTTATTGCCTTTAAATCTCTCTGAATCTTTCAGAAAGTCTTCTAGATTATCTTCTACCATATCAGTTATACATACCATAGATCTAATTCGCTTGATGTAAAATAGTTTTCAATTTCTTTCCATGCTTTGGATTTTTGCTCGAAACATACTCTAACCAAATCGTTGAGATCTTTTATATTATATGTATCTAGCTTAAAATCTGTTAGAAATTTAGACCACATAAATACCGGTCTACCCTTCTTTAATTTCTCTGCCATTTTCTTTTTACCAGTTGCATCGTTATCAAACATATAACGTACAGTTGCCATTTCATCAAATTCCTCTGTAGATCTACCGGCAGTTGCTAGTGCTAAAGAGTTATGCATAAATTTTGCATCGATCGGTCCCTCGAATAGAGTGACTGGCTGTTGGAAATTAACCTGCATAATACCAAATAGTGTTGAGGCCTTTGCAAGTTTTGTTAATGTTTCCGGTTCTAATTCAAGCGGCTTTCCCCATTCTTCATAGAGCTTAGGTAAATCATAGGTAAGATACCTGGACCCATAGCCTTTCATGCGTCTTGATTGTGCGCCGATAATTTTACCTTCAATTCCCATATTTAAAATCCAAAGTCGATTACCTTTTTGGGAGAAAAGAAATTCATCCGCTTTATTGTGTAATAACCTATCTTTAAGTTGGAACCATATCCAATCACCTGGTGTTATTTCTTTAGCGCCAAATATCTGTTTAAATTCAGATACTGTTAATGCCAACTCTTGGACGCTAGCAAGAGATGAATTCTGTAATACTTGTTCTTGGCTTACCTGTGACTTATTAGCTTTTATATAGTCTATAATAGTAAATGAGTCGCCAGAGTTTGGCATACGAATCTCATGGTCTTTTAATATACCATAAAGATTTGTGTGGTGTGAACAATTGTAACAATGATACTGAAGAGTGTCCCAATACATGTTGCCACGTTTTTTAGTGTCATCTGTATGTGAATCTCCACAATAAGGACATGCCAGGGTTATTCGACCTGGCATGTCTTTAAGTAGTTGCTTGTTAGGAGTAGAATGTTGTTCTACACAGACTTGTTTCAGTGCTTTCTTTATTCTGCTCTTAAGCTCCTCAGTTAATTGTATGTTATTAGAGGTTGAGGTCATTCAAGAAAGAATCTAAATCATCATCCGTATTAGCTTTCGCTGGTTCTGATGCAGTTGCTGCTGCGGCTGCTACTGGAGCTGCTGCTACTGGTTCTGCCTTTGGAGTTGCCTTTGATGCTGGAGTTGATGTAACTTCCGCAATAGATTCTCCTGGATTTAAATACATTCTAAGAACGTTGTTTACAAAAGAACGAGTATCTTCGTCCCATGCTTTATAGTCATAGCCTGCAAGTGATGGAGCTGCTTCCAATTCCTCTTTAATACTTGCCATAGCTTCTTTAGATCTTTCTGCTGGAGTTTCTCCCATTAAGATTGCAGATTTACTTGAAGAGAATTTAGACTTATCGTAATTGTTGTATTCACCCTGTCTTGTAATAACTAATTCAAAGTTCTTACCTTCGAATAGGTCATATACTTGTGTTGGCTCACCAAAGTCTGGCTTCAATTCAGAATCAATCTTCTCTTTAATCTTATATCCAAATTTGAATACTTTGTAAGTACCTTCCATTTCTGGGTTTTGTGGGTCCTTAACGATCTTAATTAGAGAATAGTACTGCTGACGTCTCTTTAATTTCTCTGATGACTTACGGTCTACTGCAGAATCTGATTTTCTTAATTTCCAGAATACATCTGCAATTGGACAGTGTTCACCAATTGTTTGTGGAGAGTCTACTAATTTACCATCTCCATTAGAGTTAGTTAACCAGTGTACGTACTTTTGGATCAGAGATTTTCTTGGGTTCTCTGGGTTTGGTACAAAACGAATTAATGCTTTGTAAGTGCCGTCTTTACCGTCGTCGGCTGTAGGTTTGTAAATCTCGTTTACGGTTGTTCTTTCAGGCTGGTGTGTTTCCACATCTTCCACGCCTAAATTAAAAATGTCAAATGAATCGCTCATAATTTTCTTTTAGTTGTTTAAAATTGTTTAATAATGAAATACTTTAATTGTCTTTCAGTTCCTTATAGTTGTACAATAACCAATAGTTTCAAACTAGTTCTAATTATTTGTTCGGTGCTCCAATTCCAATCAACGCGTGATCGTATTTGATTTCAATTTTGCCAATTCCCTTAGTTGTATAAGGGTGACAATACGAACAAATTAAAGCGGATCCACCAGCTGGAAGTTCATGCCCATCTGATAAACCATCACTACATGCAGTATATTGAATTTCTAATACTTCGTCTTTAGACATATTAGTTATTTTAAATACTTCACACAGCATCACAACTAGTATTGAATGTTAATATAGCTCCATCCGGTTCCTTCCATCTATTATCCTCTAACTTAATCAGTCCTGACTTGTTGAGTAACGCCTCACGGTCTTGAGCCGTAATCTGGTTAAACTCTACCATTTTTTGTAGGATTCCTTGTAGACGAAGGTAATCTGCTGAAATTAACATACCATTCAATGTTTTGTTTATTATACTTATTATATATCTGAATTCCATTTTGTTTCTAGATAATATGTTAATAACTTTGTTTCAAAATAAGTGCCGAAATATTTTTTTATGTCAATTAAATTTCGTATATTAGTACTGTAATTAAAAACTAATAAACATGAGTAATCCACACTACGAACATCAATTAAAATTAGACGCTATGAAGAAACATACTAAATTGTCGTCAAGAAACAAAGACCTTCTTTTAATGGGGGCTAAGACCACTGGAAGCTTTCTAGAGGGTTATTATTATATAGAGGAAAGTTTATACATCGATGAGGCTGCCTCGCTCCATTCGTTCTGTACATGGATTGATGACATCATCGGAGGCGCAGGACCAGTTAATATTGATATGCTTTGGTTAGGTTTTAAATACCCTGAAGTAGATAGATATTCTTTGGCTTGTGTAGAAATCAAGAAACAAATGGATGAAATTAAAGCATACTGTTAAGATGAAGAAAGAAACTTTTAAGTGCTGTATTTGTGACACGCTTATTCTAAATTCACATGGTAATAATCCATGGCCAGTAAAAGATCATGGTAAGTGCTGTGACACATGTAATTCTAATACGGTAATCCCTATGAGAATTGCTTGGTATACTACTGGTTAGAAAATAGTTTGAGATTTGTTGAACCTTTTTGAAACCTTTTCTGGGTAGTCGCATATAAGTTATGTCTTTAACGCCAAAGGAAGATAAGTACCATTCCAGGGCTGAGGGCAGAGACTAGGCTGAAGGCAGAGATTAGGACAGTTTTGGAGTCCCGCGGTTTGAAGCAGATTTAGTTAGTCTGGCAAATTTTCCCCAAGTTGCTGAAGCAAATAATGATTAAGGAACCAAGCATCGACTAGATCATCAAATGGTTTCGGGACTTTCTTAACCTCATCACCTATATCATTTACACAATACTTAAATAAAGAAGTCTTAGCTAACTCTGGACTATCTACTATATTATTTAAGAAGGCAACCCAAAGAGCTAACTTATTCATATTCCCTTTACCAGCATGTTTCTTAATTGTGGTAGGTGCAACGGTCAGTAAATTTTTGACCTCGAGTTGATTTATCATTTGTTCTTTAAGGATCGCAGCTCCTGCTGCCATGTCAATCATATTATTAGTTCCCATCTTAGAACCGTATGACGTACCTTCGAATGCTATATGATAATCTTGTTTTGTCTTAGTTATATTGACGATTAGGTTAATAATATCGTCGGCTGTCTTAATGTATCTCTTGATTTTTGCGAACTCGTTCTTAGAGTAATCTCCAACTGAAGATTTCCAATCGGGTTGATGGACTAGAGTCACATCAGAAAAAGTACTTATTTCTTCTTGTCTTCGCTGTTCGGCTTTTGTACCTGAACCTGCTTTAATATATGAGATAAAGTGATATTCATTCGTGTCAGATTGCCAGACACAAATACCAGGGGAATTAAGCGAGAAGTCAACTGTAACTAGATTCAATTTAGAAACGTTTACCCATTGCAGCACCTAAAGCAGCACCGACTAATCTGGAGGTTAATAAATCGTAAAAGATACCTTTCTGAATACCAAGAACTCTGGCAATCATTTTACCAACACCTTTACCTAGAGCAAAACCAGTTAAACCACCGATGATAGAACCTAAAAGTCCTTCTTCTACTAGATCTTCTTCTAATCTATCTAAATCAAAAGCGCCAGTTTCTTCGTTATGATATTGTTGTACAAATTGTTCCAAAGCATGGTCCACTTTTTCTTCTAATTCTTCAGTCCATTCTGACTGTAAGCCTTCTTGTAAAAGTTGCATGTCAGTATCTGTTAGTTGGGTTTCAACTAAGTACTCGTTAAATGTTTTAGTATCTCTCATGATTTATATATCAATCTATTTCTAATCTTAAATCTAGCTTATTGTAAAAGAACGTACATTCAAACGTATTGAAGTCAGCAACATTCTCTGCCATATTTAAGTTTAACTCATTTATAGAGTTCATTATTATTTTATTAAATTCCATATAGGCTACTGAACTTCCTTCTGCATCTAAAATTCTTAGAGTCATTGGTTCTATATAAGGCTCTTTAGTAGATCTAGCATAGTAGTATAAAAGAGTATCTTGCATAATCCAATAATTAATGAAGCCATCTAATAACTGCATAGTTACTGTGAATTCTCTAGAAATTGTATTTTGAATTGGCACTGCACCTCTATGGTATCTTGTAGTTCCATCGTTATCCGCTTGAGTAATTGGATCAAAAGATAAGCCTGGGATATTAAGTCCTTGAATAGAGTAGTTAATTAAATCAACTGGTTCTGCTAACAGATTACCTGGAGTTTTATTTAAGTAAGCTTTATATTTGTCTGCAACTTCTTGTGGTATAAAATTTCTAGGGAACCTAAAATCGTATGAATTATTTCTGCTATTTAATATCATTAGTTGCTTATGAATTTACCTTTTGTTACCATAGTCTCGTCAGTACCATTATCAATACTAATATAAAATGTATCGGATTTCATACCTCTAATAGAGTTTGCATTTTGCTCGTTAATCTTAAATAATACTTCTCCCTGTGACATATCCACATCTTTATTATACACGTGGTTAAATTTTAATTTAGTCTTACCATCACTAAATGATAAGATAACTAATTCGGCGTTCTCAAAAGATATTAATTCGAAATCATCACCTTTCTTTTTGCTAATTACAAATTTAATATATGTAGCAAATGGTGGAATAGTAATAGTTAAATCACCCTCATTTACAAATTCACTAGTATCTAATTCTTCAACATCTTTAATCATATCATTATTACCAGCACCTACAAGTTCTACTTTAGCAGATGATGCAACAACATTATATCTTTCAACAAATGCAGGAACATATTTAATAGTTCTAGGCAGGTTATCTGTAATAAACCCAGATATAACTTTATTAGAAGTTAAACTAGGAAGTACATTGTATACCTCAGTTAAAATATTTGGATTATCAATTTTAAGCGCCTGTAATTTTTTACCGTATTTAGCAGCTTGATTTACCGTCAATGAAGCCTTCTTTGTAATCTGAGTATTATCTGTTTGATTGTAAATTCTCATGGTTACATCAATTGAAAAGTTTACAGCGACTCCTGCATTTTGAATAACAGGTCTAAAAGTAACTGGCGTACTAAAGTCTTCATATTGTGTAAATGTGTTTTGAGTAGTCTTAATAAACGAAGTACCTACTTGTTCAAATACATCTACATCAAATATTACAACTATATCATCAGATGAAGTTTGAATTCTATTTAATATATGACCTTCAAAGCCTGCTATAGAATTATCTTTTTCACCGTAAATCTTAAAGTAATCTCCATCGTCAGCATCTTCTACATTAACAGTAAAGTCTACATACTCATCTTCTCTAGCAACGCTAAATTTATTCTCTTCTCCAGTATAAACATAATCGTAACCGCCTTTAGTTTCTAATCTATCTAAAAGTTTAAATGAAATTCCGTAATTAGAAAATGGATTTAAGTCACTAGAGCCTATGCTACCATCGCCATAAAATCTGTCTTCGAATTCTGAATTCTGTCCAACTAAACTTGGGATCTTAATATTAATATATTTAGACCATAGGGTTTCTCCTAAAATAAAAGGCTTAGGATTAGATAGTTCAAAGTTACTTTGATTTAAATAAACGATTTGTGTTAAAAAGTTTTTAATCCTAGTAGTTCTTTCAACGTCTACTTCAAATAGAAAGCCTTCATATCCTCTAGCAGCAAAACTAAAACCAGATCTTAAGTGTAGTCTTACAGTATCATATAAGATAAAGTTAATATTAGCAGTTGCTTCTGTTTGATAGTCTAATAAAGAATCTTCTCTACCACCAGTCCACTCTAATGAATTATTAATAAAATTTTGTTGTTCGTAATTACCGGTTGAATCGTAGCCTAATAAAGCGTATTTAGTTTTATCATTTCCAGGTACGTTTACTGCATGGTATCTACCAATTGTTTGATTAATATCATTTCCTGTTTCTTCATCAGGTGTAGCGAATAAAGGATTAGCTCTAGTATCTACAATTGCCTTACCACCAATTAAACCAGGATAAGAATAACTCACGTTACCATTTACAACTGGAGTATATTCTGCAATATTAGTTATCGCCGAAAATGAATAAACACCTAAGTTATCACTAATCTCAAATAATTCAGGTTGTGGTAATCCATTTAAATCAAATTTATATGTCTTACCATTCTGCATTAGTAAAGTTCTAGCAGCAAAGTTTTCAACTGCAAGATACCCAGATATAATAGTAACGTCAAAGTTAACTACTGCGCTACCTAATTCTGAAATCAAGTGTCTAGTATTAAATGGACTATCTTTTATAGTGTCCAAAAATTTAACCTCACTACCATTATCATCGACCTCGATGCGATACTTCTCTTGATCGCCCTGGTCGTGGTATATAAACTCAAGTAATATATCTTGGTCTATTCTAAAATATCTTGAAGATTCAGCCATGTTTTAAAATTGTAAAAATTTAGGTGACCAGTAAAGCCCTACGCCAATTGATGGCCCAGTACTAATTACTTGGTTATTGTTTAAGTTAATACCATATCCAACTCCAAAACCAACTAACCATCTAGATTTCTTTTGATCTTTTCTATTTAATCTGCTATTAACCAGGTTTATATTTTCAATATCTTTAATCTCTAATCCAGGATAGCTTGTTGATAACTTTAATCTATCAGCTCCGTTTACATTTTCAATTGCTGCCATTAGGCTTAGAGTTTGTGTCAATTCAAACTTAGTTTCTAATACTTTAAATTTTTCAAATTCATATTTAAAGGTAGAAAACCCTGTTAGTTTTCTAGAGTTACCATCACCGAAATCTTCTGATGATGCAAACGTAACTTTAGTAGTTGTCGTGTCTATAGTCTCAGTTGTAGTAGTTACATCTAAACTATCTGTAATTTCTAAGTTAGCTGAAATTAATGAGTTAACTTCTTTTAAGTCATCATTAAGTGCTAACGCCTTCTTATACTTTTTAGTCAACTTAGCTTGGCTAGATTCTAGATTTGATAAATCAAATTCATAGGATCTAATCTGAGCAAGCTGATCTCCATTATCGTTTCTTAGTATTGTAACTGAGTCTTGAGCAGCCTTAAAGTTATTAAGTTGTCTACCAGCATCTTCTTGTGCTAATTTAACATCTTGTTTTAAGTTCTCAATACTATTACATTGTCTAAGAAAAAACAAACACAAAAGAGCTCCAGCGATAAATGTCACTAGAGTTCTATTTGAAAGTATATCTTTTATTTTTGTTACCATATTATTTTATTTGTTACATATTATCTTACTGATTCTTATGATGCTCCTGGCCAGCTACCTCCCGGTGCACATCCAGTACCTGTACCTGCTGATACAAATCCATTACCTAAACCTTGGTTTATGTTCATCTGCAGTACAGACATTGGCTGATCAGAACAGAATGTGTTTTGAGGAGTCTGGTACGATGCACCTGTAGAATTGATACTAATATATGAACCGCCACATCCATAATTACCTTGTAATGATACAGGGAACGTGTAATTAGTGTTACCTAGATAGTAAACACCACAGCCAGAACCATCACCTGAGCCGCCCGTTGTCGTTGTCGTCGTAGTTACACCACTACACGGCTGCGACGTGATTGGAGCTGAATGATTAGCGGTACCGTCTCCATGGAGGAATCCAGGTTCAGTACTACTTACTATTTTAAACCAGACACCGGCTGAGCCTGTATAATCAGGGTCTGTGGAAATTGCATTCCAAACTGTAGTAAACGTTGCCTTGCCTACGGACGGAGCATCATATACTGCGGTTTTAGTATTACTAGTCAGTTGACACGTACTATATTGATCGTAATTACCATTAATAAACGTAACCGTATACGTTTGAGGATATGACGTGTCTAATACATCCACGCTAGTCTGTAAAGACCCTGTTGCGTTATTAGCTTCATCGTATGATAGTAAGCTAAATACAAGGGTTTCAGTACCTTCTAGGATTTCATCATTCTTTAATGTTATTGTATGACTACCTGTGTTACCATTCATAGTTACCCAACTACCCCAAGAAGAATTACTTGGTGAATCACCAGAGCCTGCGCCCGAAGACCAGCCTGATGTTACATCTGAGTAAGTTACTTGTCCAAGGTTCATATTCACCCATACACGTGTTCCGTTAGGTATGTTATTACTAGTTACATTTACTGTAACTTGTTGTCCTTCATTTACAGTTCCACTAGGGTTTGCTGATATAGCAGTATAAACTGGCGCTGAGCTTACTGCTCCACCTGTTATTGTTACCACAATGCCATTGTTTGAAGTATTTGTAGTATGAGTTACATTAATTTTAATATTACCGTTAGCTGTAATAGAATCTACTGATGCACTACCCTGTGAAACAGAAACACTTACCTGGTTAGTACTTGTAAACTGATAACCTGATGTCGGCCTCATGTAAAAAGTTCTAGATACGCTAACACCCGCAGTTGCTATTCTAGTATCAGTATTATCTACTGGTGCACTCGGGTTATCACTAACATGTACCGTTGCATTACTTACCGTCTCACCAGCAGTCCAAGTAGTAGTATATGTTGGTGTTGCAGTCGTCGTTGAGGTAGTAGTTGTAGTTGTTGGATTATTTAATGTAAAATCAATTTGATCTGTACAACCAATAACGTCTCCATTAGGCTTTGTGCCCAAATCATCAATAACCGCGTAATACTCTCCTGCAGCTAATGCAAATGGATTTGCTTGAATACCATCAGGTTTCAAATACACATTAAAATCATAGTTTCCAGAACCGCCCGATGCTGTCATTATATAACTACCATCTGTTCCACCGTATTCGCTAGGATTATTTTTCTCAACTTCTATTGCAGTAAAGTTTGCACAATATGTACAACTTCCATCGTCACTCGTAGCGTTAGGATCGTAGTTATCAGCATTAGCGTCTGTACAGCCTGCGCCGTAACTTGGATTCGCTTGTTGTGTAACATTTAACGTTGCTGTTGCAGAATTTTGTTGTGGGTGTCTAATTATTATACTCCCATTTCTAATACCTGCAGCATTAGCCTCTATTGTCATTGTAAGTTCAGGTTCATTATCAGATCCCATCGTACCTAAAATCTGGATCCACTCAGGTGTTGTAACATCACTTACGTTTTCAATAATCAGCCCGTCTACTGGTCCAGTTGTATAATCAATTGATCCTTGTCCTCCAGCATAAGATATGTTATTGTAATTACCACTATCTGGTCCAAATGCAATAGTCTTACTTAGCGTTGTAGTTGCTAGCGTTGTTGTTGTAGTTGCTAGCGTCGTTGTTGTTGTAGTTGTTTCACCATTCCATAAATCACCTTGATTATCAACTTCTAAATTGCCACTTGGACTTATCTCAACTGTGTTACCCATTGGGTAACCATATTGATTTAAGCTTAAATCGTCACTAGGTGTAATACTAATACTTACAGGATCTCCTCCGCCTTGTCCACAAGGGGACATACAGAATGATTTCCATGAAACATTTCCATTAGAATCTTTAACAGCACCCCAAAAAGTATCTCCAAAATATCTAAGCTCTCCGCCTTCTAAAACAGGACCATTAGTCTCAGGTAATCTAAATACACTACCTGTAGAATTATCTCCAAAACTAACATTAGTATTTTTAAATGTATACTTATCTAGGTTTACGAAATATTCAACTACTTCATTAGCATCTATTCCAAGTGTTTTGTTTAATTCAAATCTAGTCCAATCGGTTGTACCGTCTGTTTGTTCAGAAGTACTAATTGTAATAGAAATATCATTTGTGGTATCGCCTCTTCTACCATGCCAATATGTTAGCAGCTCATGAGAAGGGCTTGGTCCGCCTACTGCATGTTTACCTATAGTTAAAGTAGCTCTTGACGTTGTAAAACCATCAAGGCCATTAACTTCATCAAATTCTTGATCTCCTAAGAATATTACTGGATGGTAAACGTCATTAGATACTTTAGGTTTAAGTATTACATATTGGTTAACATTACCAGAGTTCTCGCTGACAGGAATCACTTTCCATCTAGACGAAGTTGCTCCAGTTTCACCCTGAGGTCCTATATCACCTTTTTGTCCCTTTTGACCTGTAAGTCCAACAGAACCTTGTACTCCTTCAGAGCCTTTATTTCCCTTAAGACCACCACCATTTGCTAAAATTTGGTCAAAGTTATAGTTAACCTTTTCCCACTTAATTTGGTTAGAGTCACTAGGGTGTAGTATTTCTTGAATATTGATGGCCATGCCTTATGACGTTATTTTTACCATAGGTCTAATTCTATAAGAATAACCTAATCTTTTATTATATATCAACCTAAAATTAAGGGGCTTTTGTTCGTGTGATGAAAATTCAAAGTTTTGATCTGAATTATAGTTATTATCATCTAAATTACTGATTGTATCTACAATTTCTAAAGTAGAATCGCTACCTTTAAATCTTTTAGTATAAAGTTTAATCTGGTCTATATTAAAAGCGTTTATCAAATTCTTTCTAATATAAAGCTGTGCATCATCAGTTAATGTTGTCTTGTCAGCAGCTGAATTTACAGCTAATACATATTTCTTAATAGTATCTAAAACACCATCACCACTTAATTTTTTATTAATTGTAAAGTCTATGTAAAAGTCCATTACAACTCTTTTTTTATCTTCAAATAATACAATATCTGTCTTATTTGTAGAATTAGCTAAAATATCATCTAGCTCTCCTTCTGTTTTAACTCGGTCAACTTCAAAGTTCAACATCGTGTAGCTGTCTTTTATCTTCATAATAGTAGAAGCTAAATACGATCTTTCCTCTTTAGTTTCAAATGTACCAGGAACTTCTTCGTTAATCCCACCGGATAAAGATCTAGTATAATAGTTTTTATCCCATGAAGATTTGAATACATTCACATCTTTCTTATCAATAGCAATCTCTCCTATTAATGGGTATAATGGTGGTTTATCAGAAGATACTGATAGTTTAATAACACCGCTAGACTTAAATTCATTTACTTTTCTATAGAAATGGTTTTTAATAATACCCCATTGAGCATCATGAGCACCTCCATCATAAATAAATCCTAAGTTAAATGCAACACCACATCTATTATATCTTCTATAATAGTCTTTAGCTAATTGAATCTCTTTTGTACTAGTTAAAGAGTGTTTATACATTTGTTCTTCTAATTCTAATTCAATAATATCGGAAGTATTTTGAAGAGTATTTGTTTTCATGTGAGTATACACGTCTGTAAAAGTTACAACCGGTGTTGTGTCAATAGTATATCCTCCATTATGTCTAATTAAGAATGGGTAGTAAACTCTAGTAAGTCCTAAATTATACCCAATATTACCTGAAGATAATTTAAAAGATTCTGGTTTATCATCATCCACATTAGTGTCTAACTCAGCCTTTTTAATAAATTCAACACCATCTTCTAATAAGATAATAAATTTACTTAAACCGATACTACCATCTAACTCTACAGTAGAATATTTAATATTATCTGGATTCCTTAATAGCATATCCGCCATATCTTGTGCACCTAAAGACTCTAAAATATATTTGTATGCATTAACACCACCGCCCTTATACGTATATCTAGCATTATATTGTACATAACTAGGCAAGTCACTTAAATCAGTTGCAATACCGCCGTTTGAAAGATCTTTTGGCTGACTAGCAAGAGTTATTTGTGTTTGACTTTCTACGTTAGAAATATCAAGTTCTATTACTTTAGTTCCAAATAATGTAGTATACTCTACGATTAAAGATCCAAATTCATCATCAGTATTTTTATTAATTTGTTCTAGGAACTGAGGTGGATTACCATCCGCGTGTTCTAGTCCATTTATTACTAAATAATCATCACCATCCGGATGAGTAAAATTAGCACCTGTTAAATCTAAATGTCCATCAATTTTAACATCAGAGTATTTAAAAGTACCTTCCTCATTATTCCATACTAAAGAATGATTTAATTCATACAATAGTTTTCTGGTTAGAGTTTGATCTGCCCATAAATCATCTATGCTTAAAGAGATAAAGAATACAACGTATTTAAATTTCTTATTTTGTATAACCTCATACTCAATTCCATTAGAATCTTGAGACGTTTTTACGTTTAATACAGTACTAAACCTATATCCATTAAATTCAGAAGATTTAACGAAATCCACTGGACTTGAAGCGTTAAACTCTTTTCTGTTTTTAAATATTACTTTTAGACCTTTAAATATTGTATCTGCAAATGCAGTATCATTACCACCATTTACTAACGTGTATTTCTTTTGTCTATTAGTTTTTACAAATGTCTTATATTTGTTATCACCCGAAGTTTCAAATCCTTCAGTAACAAAGAATCTATCAAAATAATCATAGTTAATATCCTTAAACATTGCCGGAGACATTTCAATACCATCCATGAAGTTAAGATAACTAAATGATTCATTTAATCTATATTCTGGATTAGTATAATCCCCTTGATTTTCTTTTAAATACTTTGGTAAGTTATTAATATAAAACCACTCATGGGTCATACCAACTCTATTTCTTCCACGAACAGAAAGATCAGCCGAGAAGTTAGATCTACCAAATGCCTCATTAGCATTTAAATAATATGGTTGTTCTCTAACGGTTAAAGTATCTTTTAAAACCCACTTATTAATTGTAGGCACAACTCTAGATTGAATTGCATACTCTTTTAAATAGTTTTCTTGCAATCTATCATACTCGCTTAGTACCTGCTTTTCGTTTGCCTCATCAGTTCTTTCCTCTTCTAACACATCACTTAATCCAGTAAAATAACTTACTGGTGCTTTTAAATAATCTGAACTACCTCTATCTCCAAATGGATATATGTCACTTTGATTATCTATTTCAGGTTCATAGTTAATATTATTAGCTACTTCCCATTGTAATTCTTTTAGTTCTGAATTAGCAGTATCATAGAAATCAAAATTCATATCATGAATATCAAATGCTGAGAATAAACCTAGCCTTACTAAGTTGTCTGCAAATACATTTACTTCTCCGTCTTCTAATGTGTTAGTTTTTTCTAAAATTAGTTTCTTGTATTCTAAAGGTAATCTTTCAATATCATCTACAATATCAATTACTTTATTGTAAACTCCTATAGAACTAGTTTCTAAATAATCGTTAACATTAATATCCGCAACAGAATCTAAACTCGCTAATACTGATTTACCTGCTGAATTTCCACCGTTAAAGAAATAAATCTTACTAAATCTAAATGTATTAGAAGTACTACCTGTAAGTTGTAATCTAAGTTTATTGTTTTCAGTATATTCAATTTCATTAGCGCTGTCGACATGTACCCAGTCATTAGCGTTACCATTAGGTACTGCAATTCCGGACTGCATTAACCTGTAACCTACCACATCATTTTTTATATAAAGATGATCAGCTCCATCGTATGTTAGTGCGGTAAACCCATTATCTTTTGAGTTAATAGATTTTGTTAAAGCCTGTGCTATTTCAGCATTAGTACCCTGTGTTGAAAACGCAGTAGTATTAAAATGTCCAGCAGGTAATGCATCGGATCCAAAATACATATTGTTTTCTAAATCAAAAGGTACTTGAGTATATTCAACTCTAGCGATTGATATATTGTTAGAACCAACAGGTTCTATTATTGGATTAATTGAGTTAAGTGTAACTTTTTTCTCATATATTAAGAAATCATTACCATCTGCTTTAAAAGTTAAATTAGCATCAAATATACCAGGGTTTGAATCAATAAAATGAGATATAGTTTGCTCCATAGTATCTTTTAACTCTAACCCAAACGTATAAGTTACATTATTCCATGTATTAGAGCTTTGATCTAACGTATTAAGAGTAAGCGATAAATTATATAAATCTCCCGGATTATATCTTACAACCTTAATTCTATAATCCTGTTCTTTAGAAGGGAATATAGATATTCTATCATTATTAGCAGGAGTCTCATTAATAGTAAGTTTAACAAAATCACTTTCAGCAAGTGTGTTCTTAATTATATCAATAGATGTTCCAACTTCCGCTAGTTTAATTTCATTAGAAATTAAGTTAGTAGAATCTTCAACACGTAATTCTAAATTTGATGTATCGTAATACGAGTCTGTTGAAATCTTGTAAAAATTATTAGAAACATGAGCATATCCTAAAGTAGGAGTAGACGACATTAGTTTAACAGGTGGTATTGCTGATTCTGAATCTTCGTTAATATAAGAGTTTAATGTTTTAAATTTAAGTAATCCATTATTAGCAGACTCTAAAGTACCATACCCTGAATCAACATCATTTACATATAATCCGAAATATCTATTTACAGCATAGTCATCTGCTCCATCATCATCAAACAAAAACTCTAAGTTAATAAGATTTGCACACGCTAATTTATTTCTTTCAAAACCTGCAGTAATTAATTCATTTTCAGAAATAATAGTCTGGTCTTGTTTTACAAAATCATCAAATAAGTATTCACCTTTATTTGTAAACCCACCTCTTACTAAGTCAATACCATTAAAATTTGTTCTTTCATTCTCTGAAAAGTTTACACTAATTGGATTGCTTGGAAATAATTCAGATTGTACATGATTTCTAAGATATGTACCTATGTTAGAATCTCTAGTTAAATCAAATGTTTTAATTAATTCACTATTCTTTAAAATTTCATTAATATTATTAAAGTTACTTTGTGTATCAAAGTCTAGCACTGCAGCTGGATCACTAACTCTAAATATTACAAAATTAGAAGGAATATTTTTATCTAGCCAAATAGGAGCTAACATTCTAAAGTCTTCGTTATGTAGTTTAGAATAGTTATATGTTGTACCATAATGGTAATCTTCTTCTATTTGTTTTTCAAAAGATTCTTGTACTGTAAAGTCTGAGAATCTAGATTTACTAAAGTATACTATATCAGATGGAGTCTTATTGTTATTAAAGAATTTTGCTAAATCATAAGACCATTTACCTAATTTATTAACAGGCCATTTCTTATATTCAACTGACGCTAACTCTTTCGTAGCATCAATAGACTCGATATACATAGCATCAGTACTATTAACAACTAACTTAGCATTAGTGGATAATTTAGGATTTGTTCTTAATAAAGGTTTAGATAAATTGTCTAACTCATAGTTCTTCTCTAAATTAAAATTAGGAAGTGATCTATTAATTACATCAGCATCGTTAATAGAATCTAATGTAAATGTGTTTGCGTCACCAGTATCAAGTATACAGTCGATACAGTTCTCTCTATATTCAATTACTGCGTTACTAGCAAAACCTAATTCAACCGGGTTTATTTCTACCACTCTAACATCACTGCCATACTCTGGTAAATTTAATGCAATTGTACTAGCATCATTATAGTTAACTGCAAATATTTTATGTTGTAGTGCTACACATTCCAACATGGTATCACCACTTAATTTTAAACGTACTCCTGCATTCACACCAGGCTCTATTACGTCTATTAATTTTTTAATATATGAAGTAGAATTAGTAGCAAACGTATGTAACCCATCTACTATATAAAGGTTCCAGTATGGATCACCACCCTCAATCTTAGACACGCAAGAATAAAAGGCATAAAATACATTAGTTCTAGATGTGTCTAGGTCAGAAGTCGTACAATCGTTATTAGGAAGGCCTAAACAGAAATTCTCATGTCCGTCTGGTTGTTCAAAGTTAGCTACACAATTACCTAATATAGTATTAGTTGTTGAATATTCTAAATTTAGCGTAGTTGCATCTGCGCCTACCCAAGAATACGTAAAATTATTAGCCGGAATACCATCAACGTATCCGGAATCATTTTCATTATCCCATATAGCAAACTTTCTTTCGACTCCAGGTATATAGCTGTTTGGATCTGTTTCAGTTAAATCAACTCCTGACTTAATTGCAACAAACACTGTGGTTTCCCATAACCCATTATAGTTAACAGAGTTAGCATCAGCTTCAGTCTTATATACTAAAACCTGATTTTTCATCACATATTCTAATGCACCGTAATGTGTATTAAAAAATGGAGTTGAGCCCTCCATGGTTGCAAGATCTAATCTAACATATAAATCTACTTTAGTTAAGTCATCATCTTCTAATGAACATATAGCATCTACAGATTCTCTATTTAACTCACTGTAAAACGCATTAAATTTATATGTTCCATATTCAATCTCTATAGGACAATTCCATTCGTATACTGTTTGGGTGTCGTTTACGCTAGAAGGATTCCATACACCTTGGCCTTCTGCGTTTGTAGTAAATTCATAATAAATTATCTGATTAGGATCCGCATCTCTATTATCATCATTATAGAATCCAGGAGCCACACATAAAGATGCCGGCGCATACGTGTTTGCAATATTAGTCGGATCATTTCGATACTCAGGTTGATTAGCATAATATTGACTAGTAAATAATTGACCTCCTGCATTTATTACAGCTTGTAAAGATACAGCTGCATCATCCGGGTTAATTACGTTTTGATAAACAGTAGCCTGAGTTACTGTATAATCTAGGGGTCCTGGTTGACATAGGTCATTTGAATTAGTAGAGTAATTAATATCAATAGGCCATGCATAATCAAGAGTCTGTGCACAATCAAATATTTGTTCTATTGTACCGTCCGCCGCTAACTTAACCACCCTTATTACAACATTGCCTGCAACATCTTGTTGAATAGAATGCCATGGACCATCAGATCCGGGTATAAATTTATCTGAATCTTGTAAAGTATTTTCAGTGTAAAGGAAATGACCAGCTTCTAATAAGCTTACACTTTGTGCAACATCTGCATCTAAAAAAACATCTGTTGGTCTATTCTCATCACATGCAGATGCCGAAGTAAGTTTCCCGTTTGCAGATATAGTAGTTCCACCAATAAATGATACACCTGTTATTGTTAATTGTAGTGTATACGAGTCTTCTCCACCAAATTCATCTCTTACTTTAATAATGTAGTAGGTATCATAAGGCGTGTTTGGTTGCATATCCCAATCGCCTGATTCATAGAACCAAACACCATTGTTTTCATTAATGCTAAAATTACCCTTTTCTTCGTTTACCGAATTATTACTACTAGCATCCCACTCTGCTGACCATGTAAGGGTATGTCCCTCTCCATCAGTAGCAGAAATAGGTACATTTGGAGTGACTGCTTCGTATTGAAGTGCATTAAAACTGATTGTATCAGTATTAGCGTTATTGTTAATCGTTATGACCGGAGGTGTGTTTAGAGCAGCCGTCATAGTTACAAATATTCTAGCACCACCTGAAGATTCACCTTCGCTATCAGTAGCCGTAAACCAAAACTCATCTACTACATCATCATCATTTGGAGTTAGTGTATTCCCGGTATATGTATATTGTAAAACACCATTGGCTTCAGTAAACGTACCGTGAAGTCCAGTTCTATCACCAGCAGTAAATAGTACTGCATTGGCACCATTTGCATTATCTACCCACTTGTAGATTAAAGCAGCAGGTGCGTCATTATCATCTGATGCTAAACCAGCGCTACCAAACGCAAACGGGTCAGTAGTATCTCCATTTCCTGCACCTACAATACTTATTGACTTATCAATCGCGTTCGGTGCTTCATTTGCAGGAGGTGAAACTAATAACGTTACAGTATATTCTGGAGATTCTAAATCTCCGGAATCTTTTACTTTATATTTAAAGTTAATATTCCCAGCTTGCGTTTCACCTAACTCACTATAAGGTGTTAACTTTATAGTTCTAGCAGGTCCGACTAATGTATATGGAAGATCGTTAGAAGTAATAGTTGTAGATGAACTATCTGAACTATCTTTTAATGTAGCGCTAAAATTACCTACGGTTAATCCACTAATATCAGTTATTATTACATCCGGGTTATCACCGTCTTCAAGATCATTAATTGCAGTTCCAGTCCAATTAGCTGCCACTGGGCTCTTAAAATCTAAATCTAGAGCAGCTACTGAAGACTGCCATGTAATTTGTCTACTTAAATTACTTCCAATTGGTGGTTGATTACCAGCTGATTGCGTAATTGTAAACGCTGTTGTTTGTATTGAATCATCTTCTGGGTGTTCTAATTGAACTTCAACACTCCTAGGTTGTGCTCCTGTGTATGCGTTCGCTGAAAACTGTAAATTACCACCACTAGTAGTAAAGTTATCTAACGAAACATTAAGCCAAGAGTTACTACCCGCTGTATATTGAATATGAGTTCCTGTGCTAAACCCAGTTGCATTACCCTCAATGGTAACTATTTTAGTTTGAATAGGATTACCAGTTGAATCAAATGCAAGATCATTAGTATTATTAAGACTAATTGTTTTTGCTACTGCGACAGTAACACCGGGCGTAGGACATGATAATAGTCCTCCTGAATTATTATATCCACTACTAGGTATGTTAATGACTACATCGTAGTCTCTGCTTCCAGTTGCTGCATCAAATACAGCAGGGCTTATAGAAGATATTGTTACTCCTGCAGCGACCGTTGTATTAGCTTCTACATTTGCACCTGGGGGTCCGTCTGCAATAACGATTTGAGCATCGCTACAGTCAAACTGTGCTAATGTGGTTTGCGCGACAGTTACCTCATTTGCGTCAATTTGACATTGAATAGCTGCGCCGCCATTATTTGAATATCCAGCAGGAACTTCGATTCCTGTAATAGTATAAGCACTACCTGGAATTAAAGTGTTTGGAGTTACTACCCAATCATTATCAGCAGGAGCTACTGCCCATTGAACCACTACAGGATCTCCGTGTGTTCCAGAATTAATCGTCGGTCCAGCTACATCACAATCATATAGCGGGTCATTCTGTACTACAGTTACATTAGTTTGAACACATGCTTTATTACCATCTACATCTCCACCGCTCCAACCGCTTGGTAGTGAAAATTTAACACGATACGTGTTTTCACCATAAACGAAGCCCGTGGATGTTGTTGCGTCTTGTACAACCTGGCCCGTAGCATCATTTAATCTAACTTCAATCAGTGATGGCATATTACCACCCTTAACGTTAGTACCGTATGTAATTGTAATTAAATCTCCTTCGGTATTCTCTCCCAATCCACTTGGATTAGCACCAATATATCCAAAATCATCCGGATCACTACAATCCCATGCCGGCATTGACTGGACACTAAGTATGCCACCGTCAGCAGCAACTTGCCATATTTGACGACCATCGTCTTCAATCCAGAATTGATCTTGACCATCAAACGTTTGATTCTGGTCTACGCCTTGGTAAACGGGTTCAGATGTATTAGTACTTGCTGCGTTAACATCTTCTAATCCAGTTGTAGGTTTAGGGTTTAACCTAGCAGCATCAACTGCCGAGTCGTAATCTGAATAACTTGTATTTCTAAATTGGTAATTAGCCATTAATTATTAATATCTTTTTCCTAGAGAATGTACTCCTCTATTATATATTCACCTAACATTAGGTTATATATTATCTAAATAATCTGGCTGCCTTAACTGAATTTAAATTCCTTCCTTTTGGACCATACTTTGCGAATACTTCTAAGTCAAACGAAAATTGCTCGCCGTATTTGTCAAAAATGTCTAAGCCGATTTTCTTAGTATAAGTTAAGTTATTGTATGCAAGTCTAGCAAATCCACCAACTCTTCCAGTATCAATTGAATCTTCATTACCGAAGTAATCTGTCATTCTAAATTGGAATACAATATCTACAGAAACCGCATTTGACTCATTGTCCTTTCTAGCTTTAATCTGTTTAGCAGATCTTTTAGTTTCACCGCTTACCTTAAGAGTATCTGCATTTACAGGAGACATAAATAAGAATGCTCCACATGATTTACCACCTAACATATATTGGTCATTTGCTTCGAAAGACATTTTAATAGGTCTTTCTGCTACGCCGTTACTAAATAAATCTCTTCCTTGGTGATATGCTATTTGTTGTTTAGCCTGAACTTGATTATTACTATCAGCACCAGAACCAAAAATACTAAATAAAGTTCCACCAGTTGCTAATGTTGCAGTTTTAGGCATTGAAAAGATCATAGAATCTACGACACTCATAAATGAATAACTAGTAAGATCAGAGTTGCCCGCGATTGCGCCATCATATAAGTTAGCTAAATTAGGATGATCTTTATGTACAAATAATCCTGAGTTATAGTCATTAACTGTTACTGCACTAATAGGAGATACATTTACTTTATCTTTACTCCATTCACCAGCTCCAGAAGCATCACTATTGTTAAAATCACCAGACCATATAAAGTTATTATTATCATCTGTTGCAGGAGCACTTGATCCAAATTCACCATTACCGCTACCTGATCCTGCATTTGAAAGACCATGTTCATAATTAACAATATTACCATCACCTTCATTTCCAATCGCAGATGTCATGTAATGTGGATTTTGGTTTGCAATATCCATATATCTACTATAGATAAATTGACCTCTTCTCTGTGCAGATTGATAAGGAGCATCTGAAGTTTTTTCGAAGTCTTCAGATGAAATATTTTGATATTGAACAGGAACTAAATCGTAGTTACCTTCTTCTAAATAATAATTATCTCTTTGAACTTTAGTATCAACTGCTGAGTTTGTAGCGTTTGTTTCGTTTTCGATTCCAAACTTATTTGAAGATGCATCAGTATTTGCATTAATAGATCTATAAACGGGTTTTGATCTATCACCTACCAGTCTTGATACTAATTCTAATTTAGTTGATTTGCTATTCTCTAATTGTAGTTTAAAAGTTTTAGTAACAATATGTCCTTTTCTTACTGTTAAATCTGCAACCTCATCAACATAATACCCAGCAAATAATTGAGTCGTAGTATCTTTATTAATATTTGTTACTGTTCCATCTTCCGATACGATCTTAACAACTAGCTCTCCAACTTCAGCTTCAACAGTACCTTTAAGACCTGCGATCTGAGCTTCAAGCTCCGCTATCTTGTCATATACAGATATTGGCTTTTGTTCTGGAGATAAGAACCCTGATGCAATATTAGTTGCAACGTGAGCATAATAATTTTCATTAGCTGTAAACGCATCACTAACGTGTGTAAATACACCCTGTCCAGTTAATTCTTCCGTAATTTGTACTTTTGCTAATTCAGCAGTATTAACTTGAACTACTGCAGCAACATCGGTTGTATCAATCTCTTCTTCCGGGAATGAAATAGTTACCGGTTCTGACCAATCAGAAATTATTGGGTTAGCAGGGAATCCAGCCTCAGAAACAGATTTAACTCTAATTTCTACTAGTTCACCTTGTTTAATAGCAATGTCTAATTGGTTAAAGTTAATTTCTTGTCCATCTTCAATCTTACTATCTTGCCATGTAAACTTTTTAGCAATCGTGCCGTCACTATTAAGAGTTTTTGCTCTTTGTCTTATTTTACCTTTCTTTTCATTCCAGTTTGAGAAGATAGCAGATTTATCTCTACCATCAACCGTAAACTTAAGTTGTGAAGCCTCTGCAGCTTTACCAGATGTTGATAAGTATCTATATTGTACAATAAACTGTACAACCTCTTGATCTAATGTATCAGCAACTTGTTTTGCTGTAGGCACTTTCCAAAAACCTCTAACTCTATATTTAGGATTTATCTTCTGTGCATTTGAAGAAGATGATAACGACTGTATTTGCGTTACAATAGAGTTATATAATTTTGCCTCAGAAGCTCTTTCTTCGATTAAGGCTATTAACTCATTTTTATCTTTATCTTTTTGTACTTGAGATGCGTATTTAGTACTAGCAATAACCGATCTCTTTTTAGTAATCGTTTCGTCTAGCTTTTTAATAGCCTCTTGTACAGATATTTTATCAGCAGATAATTTCTTAATTTTATCAGCAGCATCGTTTTCAGTTAAATGCTTATTGATTTGAACTACTTTAAAGTTCTCACCATTTAATTCCGGAGCATCTGGTGTAACACCAACTGTTGCCGGAGGAATATTATCCTCTTTAATAGAAGTGATAAACTTACCAAAATCAGCTACATTCTCTTTATAGAATTCTGATAAGAAAATAATACTACCATCTTCTTGTAATACTTCTAAGTCGTTTGAATAGAACGCAGCACCTGGAGACCATTTCTCAGCTAAGATTTTTGATTCAGGATCAATTGCTTTTACAAACATCAATATTCTTTCATCAAATCCTACAGGAACCTCAATACTTAAATTGTTATCTTCTGATTTATAGATTGATAAAGTACCTCCGCCTATTTTAATTGACTCATATCCTTCGACTAATCTAAGCTCTACCTGTCTAGTTGAAGCATCTAACTTGTCAATTATATACCTAGTGTTTTTAGAACCGCCAGTCACCATTAATTGATCTCCTACGCGTAATAATTCAGTCTGATCTAAATCTTTAGTATTATCTGAGTATGTTAAACCATCTAATGTATATAATTTAATAGACTGTTTTACCGTGTTGCCATTTTCAATAACTTCTCTTTTAGAATTAGAAATTGAAAGAACATCAAATCTTCCAGTATATTGTGTAGTTCTGTAAGGCATATCTCTCATCTCTTCATCAAGAGTATATGCTATATTGTTATTGACAATATCTCTAATTGCCGTTAAGTAATCGATGCCATCTTGGTCTCTGTAATTCTCGTTAAAGAAATCTACAGCAACTTGATTTGTTCCATCGAATAAAATTCTTTTAACAAGAATCCTTTCTGTATCATTTGGTATTTGACCACTTACATCTACCGAAGTAGTTAACATCGGGTTTAAAAAGTCTTCAGCAAAATAGTTTGCTTTAGACGAGAATGCAGTAGGTCTGGCTAATGCAGTAATATCATTTGCCGGTGTCTTTAATGAAGTAGTAATAATGTTTTGAAAAGTACCATCTGGTAATTTCACTTTTGTACTACCCTTACCTAATCCAGCTAGTGCTTTAAGATTACTATCTAATCTTTCTAGCTCTTGCTTCATATAACCAAATCCAGGAACTGATACTATTTTAGTCCCTTCGTCTGTTAGTATCTCTAATGGAATAGATTTCGCATTAGTAGTTACTGCTTCGTTGATTCTTTCAAATGTTTTTAGAGAATTAGTATTAATTTCTAAAAGCTTCTTTAAGGAATTAGATATGGAATTGTTAGTGTTCATATTATCTTAAAATATCTACTTCAAATACATAGTTGATTGGATCTATACAAACCAATTCAATGTAAGGTTTAGTCGTTATTAACTGTGATGGGTCTATGTCCACGATGTTTTGCCAACCTCCAGATTTATTAGTTAAAACCTTTATGTTGTTACCGTTTACATCAATAGTATTTATCGCTATTTTAAATACTTGACCTTTCTTCCATCCGTTGGTAGAATCATCAATGTATATATCTAGGCTACTATTTAGTGGCTCGTTGTTTAATATGTTATTTAGACTTAATCTATTAGTGTAAAGGTTTAATTTAGACCATACACCATATTGATTAGCCTGTGAATTATCGAATAAGTTTGATGAGTTTAAAACACCTGTTGTGATTTTAGAAGCAATATCCCATTTATATAAATCAGATACTACATACCCTTCAACATCATTATTAATTTTAATTTTACCAGCTATTGATTTATCAACCGTAGTACCTTTACCTGAAAATATTACATCTGTATTATATTGTAATTCTACTGGTATTGTACCATCTATTAATTGGTTAAGTTTTTCATGAGCATTATTAATTAAAGTTAATAGTGCATCTGAATCTTGTAATTGTAATGAAGAAGCTGTAAAGTCATCTTCTAATTCTTTTATTCTTGCTTCTAATTGTGCAGCTTGCGCAGTACCTAGAATAACATTTTCAATACTAGTTAATCTGTCAGCAATCTTCGCGTATCTATTATTAGCTTGTAATAGTAGATCAGTCGCATTCTCAAGCGCTGTCGTAGTGTCCATGAATAAATCCAT